AGATCGCAAAACAATGGAGACACATACTCAACTCGTTTAGCATCTTATACAAAGATACTACCAAAAAAATCCAATAAATTTGGAGACAATGCGAATTACAAACACGAATCAATGATTGATAATGATGGTTATGAAAATTATGTTTTGCTTAGACAAAGTTTAATGAATCAAATTGGGTCAATAGTAGTTCAGATTAAAGTTTTAGGAGATTCTCGCAGAAGAGTTGGAGATATGGTAGAACTTCTCATTCCTTCTATGGAAGACCCTGCGGGAGTTGCAAGTGGATTTGAGTATGATAGGTACTTGAGTGGTAATTATATGGTTACAAAAATCAACCATTCATTCACGCACAACAACTATGAATTGATAATGACACTAGTTAAAGACTCATATGCACAGCCATTGAGTAATATTAAACAACAGGGCGAAACATTTATTTTGTCGGATGGCAGCAAGTCTATTGGTGCAGAATCAACAACAACAAGCAGAACTCCAACTGTTCCCAATATTGGTATTGGAGCAATAAGGAAATAAAATGGAATCTTATACGATACATGACCAAATGGGCAAAAATGGATTTTATTGGTTCCACGGAGTTGTGGAAGACAATAATGATCCATTAAAACTTGGTAGAGTTCGTGTTCGTTGTTTTGAATATCACACGCACAATAAAGAAGATTTGCCAACAGAAGATCTTCCTTGGGCAACCATATTAATGCCTGCGACTAGTTCTTCGGTTAGCGGAAAAGGACAGTCGCCAACGGGATTACTAAAAGGATCTTGGGTAATTGGATTTTTTAGAGATGGGGTAAATTTTCAAGACCCTATAGTAATTGGTTCGTTTCATGGCATACCAGGATACCCTTCAACACCATCATTAGGATTCAATGATCCTGATGGCAAATGGCCCGATAAAGATCATCTAGAAGAACCAGATACCAATAGGTTATCTAGAAATGAATCTATTGAAAAAACAATTGTAGAAAAGAAAAGAAAAGATAAAGTTTCTGGTGTTGAAACTGCTATACAATCTTGGCTAAAATGGGACGAAAAGGAAACCCCATACGCAGCAGAGTATCCTAAAAATCATGTAATTGAAACAGAATCAGGGCATATCATTGAATTGGATGATACTCCCGATAAAGAAAGAATTGGTGTTTACCATAAAGCCGGAACTTGGATGGAGATTCATCCTGATGGTTCTAAAGTGGAAAAAGTTGTTGGCGAAGATAACGAAATAATTCTTTCGGATAAAAAGTTACTTATAAAAGGCAACTGCTACATGAATATGGATGGTGCAGTTACCACCTTAAAAGCAGCAAAAGATTTTTACATTGAAATTGGTGGTGATGTTCTAGTCCATACAAAAGGTAATGTTGTAATGGAAACAGATAAGAACTTTGAGCATAGAGTTCATGGAACTTATACTGTAGCAAGTGATGGTAATATGATGTTTGTTGCGCCAAGAATAGATTTTAATCCTGAAGGAGTTCAAACAGGATTAGCATCAAGCCCAAACCTCAGCAATGCTCAAGTATCACCATTTATTAAATCTGCAATTCCTTCGGATGCTTTAACACAATTGCAAGATAGAATGGGCAATGTGTTTTTGAACACAGATTATCTAAAAAATCTAAACGGACAATCTAGTGGAGGAAAGGGATTACAAACCGCAGTTTTACCAGACGGAACTTCCGCAAAATCTTGGGGCAACAACCAAGCCAATCTTTCAAATGTTGTAAGCGGAGAAAACAATACAGCAACAATTCCTTCAAATCTTCCTAAAGGTTCAAAGGTTTCTGATGTTGACTCCAAATTGTATAATAGTGATGAAATTGCTGTTAATAATAGAACGCAAACCTTGAAGGAAATTGGATCAGACGAACAAAATATTCAATATTCCGCAACAGAAAAATCACAAGTTGACGCTGCAATCGCAAGCCGAGCAACACAACAGGTTGAATTGCAACAGGTTGTTGGAGAAAGTAATGTTGATCTTATCAATACAGACCAAAGTATTTTGGCTGCTGGTACTGAGACAACCACAGAAGTTTCTACAACTACCGCCACAATCGCTTCCGCAGGAGGATCGGATCCTTTAGGACAAAATATTGGAGGGGTTTTGAACTCTGCGGGAGAAAGCCTATCAGCAATACCCAAAGCAATTGGAGAAACTCTTCAAAGTCTATCACCAGGAATCAATCTAACAAATGTAGTTGCAATAGGAGCAGGAATTGGATTGGGTGGTGTTGGAGGTGCTATTGGAACTTCTGTGGGTGGAGCATTTGCTGGTGTGTTAGCATTTGTAAATCCAGCAGCAGCAATTCAAGCAGTAAATACCGGAGCAAATGTTGCTACCGCAGTAGCACCATCACCATCCTCATTCCTATCATCGGGACCACAAAATATAACAAATCTGAGCGCAGTTCCTTTGCCTCCTGTGGGTGGAGGGTTGTCTGGTAATGTGACTGATGTAAACCTTGTAGATGTTGGAGCACCAGGAATTCCTACCCAAAGTTTGTATGCAGTACCTGGAGGAAAGGCAACTTTAATATCTGCTTATCCAGGAAGGTCTGATGTAGGTAGTGCCACACAGGGAATTCCTGCAATACCTATAGTAGCATTTGAATCCGAATTCCCACCAATAACTGCAAGTCCAATAGAAATAGACGGTGGCGAATTCTGATGCGATACACAAACGGAACAAGATACGGATATGGTGGTTACTCTACCGTTTGTAGTGTTCAAGCAACATGTCATATAACCGATGGATCAGAGACTTACGGTAATACTGGCCCTAAAGATTGGGGTATATGGCAAGGAAGATACAGCCATTATGGAATGAGACCACCAGAATTTTATTATCCAAACGGTGCTTACAATATTGAGGGAACTATTATATCCGAAACTACAGGTTGTTATGCTGTAGGATTGGATAATTTTAATTGTTACGGTCTTTCGGGTTCAGGACAAGCACACACTAGACAAGTAACTTATGGGCCTGGACAAACTCAAAGCAGATGTTTAATTGTTTTTGGTGGTAAAAATGGAATTAGTCAAAGTGTGCCCACTGTTATAAATTCTAGTCTTGGTTCATTTAGAGAAGGACAAAGAATAACAAAAGAATCAAAAGCAATAGCATTTTATGCTTATCCGTCTCCAGGACCCTCCACATATGGCCCTAGTGGAATATTCGCTTCTCCATATGGTGTAGTTTACGGGTGCAATGGGTGTTGTGATATCAAATATATGGTTGTTGGTGGGGAATTTCCACCAAATTTAACATTAGATATGGATACTGGTGTGGCTTATGGATTCATTTCGGAAATGGATTTGCCCGACAATCCTGAAGATAAAACCACCAAGGACTACTTCATGGAAAGATGGAGACTTCCTCCTGATTTCAAAATAACAGAAAAGAACTATGCAACAGTCGGTTCGGCTTCATCATTTAGGGTTGGACGAGGAGCAGAAAATGTTGCAAGATTTATTATAAGAGCATTTAATGCTAGAGACCCAAGAGTGTTTACCGACAGGGAATTTAGCATAGGCATATCAAACAACTGGTCTTCAGATCGTGATCGTTTAATCCTAAATATCAATAATCAATTTTATGTTGACGGAAAGCCTGCAACAAATAAAGAATACCTCAATAAAATGAAGGAAAGAGGGTTTTACGACTAATGCCAGCAGTTAGCACACAAGGGGATATATGCAGCGGACATGGTTGCTATCCGCCAAGACCAGTTATTGCTTGGTCGGGTAATGTTTTTATTAATAGTAAAGGATGTCATAGACAGTTTGATGGTTTGGGCCCACATTGCGATTCTTGCGACGATAAGCACCCATGCCATGTATCAATGAGTATACAAGGATCTTCTCAAGTATATGTCAACAGTAGACAATTGATGCGAGTTGGAGATCCTGTTGCATGTGGCTCATCCATTGCTACAGGAAGTACAAATGTTTATTGCGGAGGATAAATGACACAAGTAACAGAAATTCAGCATTGGCTAGATTCAAGTAGTGCTATAATAGGTTCTATAGGTGGTTTAATTTTGGGTGTAATTTACTTTACAAAAAAGTATAAAGAATTAAAAAATAAACAAGAACAAAATTCTTTGAATGTAAATTCAAAGGATGGGTATAAACATACCACTATACACGAATTGCTGACCTCTTTAAGAATACAATTAAATGCTGATCGTGTTCAACTAGCGCAGTTTCATAATGGTGGCAAATTCCTAGAAGGATCGCCGATGAAACGATTTAGTGTAAGTCACGAATCTTGCAGACCTGGCGTTTCAATGGAATCGGTAAATTTACACAACATTCTTGTGTCTCTATTTTGGTGTATGGTATCCATGTTGAAAGAAGATAGCCCAAAAATTAGATTAACTAGATCTCTACCAGAAGACAGCCTAATAAAAACTTACAATGAATCAAAAAATATAGATGCATTTTCTTTGTTGCCAGTAAAGAAGGAAGAATTGTTTTTAGGATTTGTTAGGGCTGAGTGGGGTAGTTTACATGATATACCCGATGATTATGATGATTGTGAAAGAATAATGGATAAGTATCGTTCTTTTATTGAATTAGAAATATTGAGAGGAACCTAAATGAAAAGTACAACTAAACTAGAAAACTTTTTGTTTGGTGACTTAGATCTTAATATGATTCCCCATCCAATCACAAATGATGTTATCGTTAAGGTTAATGAAAACGCGGTTAAACGAGCCATACGAAATTTACTTCTATTGAAAAAATTTGAAAAACCTTTTCATCCTGAAATAAGTTCAGGAATACAAGATCTTTTATTTGAAAATCCAAGCCCTGTGGTATATTCTGTTTTAAAAAGAAATATAGAAGAAGTAATAAGAAAATATGAACCAAGAGTTGAAGGATTAAGCATAAACTTTCTATCAAACGCAGATACTAATGAATTGAATGTAACCGTTAAATTTAATGTGGTAAACAGGCCACAAACTTTTGAAACAAGCATTGTCTTGGAGAGAACTAGATGAACAAGAATAACTTAAAAATAGATGCTTTAGATTTTGACTCAATAAAAAGCAATCTTAAAACATACCTTAAAGATCAACCTCTATTCAAAGACTTTGATTTTGAGGGAGCAGGCATAAACATAATTTTAGATTTGCTATCATACAACACACATTATCAGGCATTTTATGCAAATATGGTTGCTAATGAAGCATTTTTAGATTCGGCTATAATGCGAAATAGCGTAGTTTCTATAGCAAAACAATTAGGATATACACCAAGATCAATTAAATCATCACAAGTTTTTATTGATATAGAATTTTTAAACGGTAATACCTCGCAACCTTCTTTATTATTAGATCGTGTAAAAAGCGGAAATGCTTTTATAAATCGTGGAGATGTCTTTAGGGGAAAATTTCCTGGAGGCTCTTACTATGATTTTGTCGCTACAGAAGATACTAAATTAAAAATTGTTAACAATATAATAAAAGCCACAAATGTAAAATTATTAGAAGGATCGTTAAAAACATATTCATATGTTGTAAACACATTTGATCCATCACAAAGATTCATATTGCCAAGTAGTAATATAGATGTAGATACAATAAAGGTAAGAGTCCAAAACTCTATAAATGATAGCACAGGAATTTTAAACATTTGGAGTAGAGGAACTGATGTGAATTCTTTAAATTCTGATTCCTATGTTTATTTCTTACAGGAATCTGAAGACGGCAGATATGAGATTTATTTTGGTGATGGTGTCGTCGGTAAAGCCTTGGAAAATGGTAATGTAATAAATTTAGAATACCTTGTTACAAGTGGAAATTTGGCTAACAATTGCAAATCCTTCACCTATACAAGCGGAGCAGTTTCGTCTTTTGCTTCCCCAAGAACTTCTGGCAGAACAACCGCAATTACCACTATTCTAGACACGGAGGGAAATTACACTTCTTCCTTTGGTGGAACAACACCAGAAACACTAGAATCTATCAAGTATTACGCTCCAAGAAGTTATCAAGCAAAAGAAAGAGCAGTAACTACCGAAGACTATAAAACAATTTTAGTCTCGGAATTTAGTGATACAATAGACTCATTCTTTGTATGGGGTGGAGAAGATAACGAACCACCTGCATACGGTAAAGTATTCATTTCAATTAAACCAAAAAATGGCAAGAAAATAAGTTTAATAGAAAAATTGGCTATTGAAAAGACTGTCTTAGGAAAACGAAATCTTGTAACTATAACACCAGAAGTTGTTGATCCCGATTACATCTATTTGGAAATAAGTACAAATACCATGTATGATCCTACAAAAACTAATTTAAGCATTGATGGATTGCGAGAATTGATTACAAACAGAGTTTTAAATTATGAGTCTGCATATTTATTTAAGTTTGGAAAAGATTTTAAAGCATCAAAATTTATAACAGCAATAGATTCTGTAAATGGATCAATTACAGGAACATCAATGAATCTAAAGTTGCAAAAAAGAATTGAACCTCTATTGAATAAGGCTTCATCTTACACCATAAAATTCTATAATTCTATTTTGCATCCTATAGATGGATTTACTTCTGTTGTTTCTACAAATGCTTTTGGTTATCAGGATAAAACAAGTTCAGCAACAGTTAAACCAATAGTAGATTGTTATCTTGATGATGATGGTTATGGAAACATCAGAATCTACAAAATAGATGGTGCTTCTAAAGTTTACATAAATTCTAAAGCAGGTAAGATTGATTATACAAAGGGGTTAATAACTCTAAACAATTTTAAGCCTGAGTACATAATTCCAAAAACAAGTTCTGAAATACGAATTACTGTAATACCAGAAAAACAAGATATCAAAGCATTGAGAAATCAGATAATATCAATTGATTCAGAATCTTCAAATTACGCAGTTGAGCCAGACAGTCTATATACATCAAACCAATCTCAAACAGTTATTTTCTGAGTAATCAATGGCTAGTGATAAAAGCAAACCTATAACACCATTCGTATCTGGACAACTGCCAGAGTTTGTTAGAATTGGTCATCCAACTATGGTTGCTTTTTTGTCAGCATACTATGAGTGGTTAGATAGCGATGAATCAGGATTTCGTTCTCCTAAAAAATTAGGAAGTGCGATAGAAGTTGATGAAAGTCTAGATCAATTTATTGACCGATTTAAAAACGAATACCTTTTAGATTTCCCCGAAACTTTAGCAATATCGGAAAAAACCAAAAAACCTGTAGATGCAGTAAAACTCATAAAAAACATTAAGGGATTTTATAGCGCAAAAGGAACAGAAAAGACTTATGAATTTTTATTCAGAATTTTGTTTGATACAGGGGTTGAGTTCTATTATCCAAAAAATGACATTTTAAAATTATCTGATGGAAAGTGGATACTTTCCCGATCAATAAAATTATCAAACAATTTGGGCAATACCATTTTTGATAGTCTTGGAAAAACCATATATCAAAAAAATCAAAACGGTAATATTATTGCTAGTGCTCGTGTTTTGGATGCTAGCGTTTATAGAGTTGGAACAAATGATATTGCAGAGTTATTTTTAGCAAATATCAATGGTGAATTTGTTTCTGGTTACAATGGAATAGAATTTGAAGATTCTAAAGGAATTACAAGAGTTGAACCAAGAGTATTTCCTGTATTGGGTAAAGTAGCGATAACAAATGGTGGAAGTAACTATAGGGTTGGAGATACTATTGTAATAACATCAGCATCAAACGATACTGGCATAAAGGGAGCAGGTCGTGTAAGTGAAGTTGATAGTAGTGGTAAGGTAAAAAAAATAACGATAAACAATTTTGGAATAAACTACAAAACTGCTCCATCTTTGAGTATAACCTCTGATTTAGGTAAAAATTTTTCTGGTACAATAGAAACAAGTGCCGTATCTGAATATGAAGGATATTATGCGAATAATGACGGTAGATTAAGTACAAATAAAGTAATACAAGATAATCATTTTTATCAAAACTATTCATATTTGATATTGAGCGAAGTGACAACAGATCGTTATAGAGACATTATAAAAAGACTATTAAATCCAGCAGGACTTGCTTTCTTTGGAAAAGTACAATTAAAGAGATGCGCTATTGCTGCTTTAGACACTAGTTCTTCTCTTATTAGTTACGAAGTACCATTAATAGGAAACTATAGTCCATACACACTATTAACACACGATGATCTTGCTCCGTGGTTCACCGATACATCAACAGGTCTATTGACTGGCTATGATCCTATTATCCACGATCCTTTAATACAAGGAAGTTTGGATTTTAATCAAGATGGTGTTTTTGATTCTGGCGACATTGCTGAAATGGTAAGTCAAGGAATAGACCCATTTCAAGCCCATAAAATTTTGGGAAATCCAGTAACCTACAATAGAAATTTTGTTAATCCTGTTTCTCCACAAACTACACCAGAATTTGAAAATTCAGTACCATTTTGGATAATTTACCAACACCCCAATAGAAAGATAAAAGGTTCTGTTGTTGCACGAATTCCCTACGATCTAAAGAATGAATTTTTGAATGATATAGGCGGATTCCGAATGATTTCAAATGTGGATTATATTAATAGAGGAACAAATCCAATAGGATATAATAATGGAACTACAGGATACTGGCAGGAATGGGCTGAAGGTTCCACATCAATTCGTCAAGAGTGGGCTTCGGGATTTACAGCAGGCGAAAGATATGTCGTTTTAAATTACAATCCAACAGAGACTGTAATCAGAAATGTTGGTGGTATAACAAATACCGGAGAAGAAACCAATTATTCGGAATTTAGAAAAATAACCATTAACAGTTTTTTAAAAATACCAAATAATATTGAGTTTGATTGCAAAAAAGAAAATATAGCAATACCTGAAGTTCCAAGATTTACAGTTACAAAAATCAATAACACCACCATATCCAGTTCTTGGAGTACTGATCCACAATATATTGTGATTGCTACAGGCGGAAGTAGGTCTATATCGTTAACTATAGATGAAATAAAATCCGCGTCTGGAGCATCCACATTCCTAAATGTTGGGTATTATGGTGCAATTTATATGAAATGCGATCTTTACATAGTTGCTCAAAATGGAACAGAGTACGCTATGGCTAATATTGGGCCCATATCACTATCAAGCAGAACTATAAACATCAACTATCCGTTCATAAATCCCCAAAACCCAAACAGCGAACCTGGAGCAATAAGTTTAGGAACTGGTGTGATAGGAACTCCTTTTGCATATAATGGGAGTATTATCACAAACAATAATTGCGTGTATAGGGCAAAACTATACCTTATGAACACCTCAAACAATGTTATACCCGGTAGTGAAACCGTAATAGATTTTAACTACCTTATAACAATATGAGAAAATTCACCATTAAAATTCATTATAGATAATAACATATGGCATCATGTTCACCAATTAGACAAAATTATAGACGACACATGGCAGAAATGTTGTTGGCAGATATGAATGTATCATCAACAAACAACTATTTCCTAACTATGGGAAGAGTTGCACCTTGGGAAACCGAATCTGCAATAACGGGTGGCGGAATACTCACAATTCCAGAATCTATGGATACCGATTTTGCCGAAACTAGTTTTTGGCAGGATATACTTGCAGCAAAAAGAATAACCCAAGATAACATTTCCTTGGTTATCCCAAGATATGATTGGAAGATGGGTTCGGTTTATGAACCATATAATAGCCAATTAGATTTATTTAATGACACTAATCCATCAAAATTTTATGTTTTGGTAGACGAAACTCGCGTATACAAGTGCATAGACAACTACTATAACACAGCATCTAGAGTTGCTCCAACACACACCGATCCAGAGATTAGAAAACTGTCAGATGGATATCGTTGGAAATTCATGTATATGATTCCCGAAAGTAAGCGTAAGTTTTTAACAAAAACTGTATACGATGAAAGTGTAGGATCATCAGCAACACAAAGAATAATAACTCAAGGCTACATGCCTATTGAATATGTAAATTATCTTAAAGTTACAGATGAAGAAAGAACACTTCAATGGAATGTTCAACAGGCAGCAGTACCTGGAGAAGTGTCTTTTGTTCAGTTGAAAGAAAAATATAAACCCTATTTGTCTATAATAAACTGTGTAAAACCAGACACAAACAATTCTGTTCAACAAGATTATGGAAATGGTTATACAGGTTCCATAAACATATACAGTCCATACTTAATTGGAGCAAATAATTTTTATAACAATTTGATATTCTCTGTAGATTCTGGTCAGGGCGAAGGTCAAAGACGAGAAATAAAATCATACTCATACTCCACAACAGGAAATTATGGAATTATTACTATTAATTCTCCACTAACTGTGGGGTTATCAGCAAACGATAGTAAATTTTCCATTCAGCCAAATTTGCAAATAGTGGGAGACGGTTTAGCAAAAGACACATATCTGAATAATTTTGGAAGAGCAGATATGACTGTGAAATTTGGTGAAGGTATAACAACTAATATTGATACTTGCTCGTCACAAAACATCTATAATCAATCTTATGTTGATTCTTTTGAGTTGGTTGATACAGGAATAAACTATACAAAAGCAGATTTTTCGGCAACAAAGGGATTAACTTTTATTTCTGGTTATGTTGGCGACATTAATGATGTTGCAGATATAATCATCTCTCCTACTGATGGTCATGGAAGTAACGCTGTTAAAGAATTGGGTGCTTCAACAATTATGGTTATTGTAGATTTTACTCAAGACGAAAAGGCTAAACTTTCTGCAATAACAAAATATCGTCAATTTGGAATAGTAAAAAATCCAGAATTACAAAATCCTCAATTCCGATTAAAGTTTCAAGAGGCTGGAAGCACTGGTTCTTTCCTTGTTGGTGCAACTCTTTTGCAGTCTGCAACAGGAGCAAATGGAATTACAGGATATGATAAGGCTTTGGGGAGAATAGTTTCTTGGAGCAAGGGAGTTTCGGGATATTACGGAACATCTGAATTGATTGTAGATTCTGTTACAGGTGGAAAATTTTATTGTGATACTTTTGTATCTTCTACAACAGGGGCTTTAAACAGCGGCAATTTCACTGTTGTTGATGTAAGCCAACGAATTGTTGCAGGAACAGAAGGTAGAGAAGTTTTAAGATTACAGGTAAGTCCCGCACCCGGTGCTTTAGGAGGTTCTTCTGGTGTTGAATTCCGTGTTGACGGATCAGATTTTAGACCAGGATTATTTGTTAGCAGCATTGGTAATAAATTAAACAATATATCAAATAGCCGTTTTGGTGGTAAAGTTAATAGATGGGTTACTGCCGCAGGAGTATATTCTTTAGGAACCTTGTTCATAGAAGATCCTTCAAGAATACCGACAAGATTAGAAAGACTGATTGAGTGTGATTACTTTATGACTCCTATTCGCGGAGCATCCGGGGCTTCGGGTATAGCAACAATTATGGATGTTGGTGAAACTGTTAGAGATTCTGTATCAGTATACGATCAAACCACATCCGTATCTGTAAAAACTACCATAAGCAATCCTTTCACCGAATCCTGCTTTATAGCAAATTCATTAGTTTTTGGATTGACAGGATCAACTTCTCAAGCAAAGGGATATGTTGTGGATTGGGTTTCTGCAACAGGTTCAACACAAGGATCTTTAAGACTTTACGGAGTTGAAGGAACATTCTTGGGCACAACAGTACAATTTAAAGACTCTAACGGAGTAACTTCAAACGCAATAGTTACAGGTGTACCTCACGAAGAAGAACTAAAATATCGTTCAGGTGAACTGATATACATACAAAATGTTCAACCTATAACCAGGAACATTGAGCAAAAAGAAGAGATAAAGGTTATTTTCCAATTCTAAAGGATAACAAATGGCATACGATCCAACGATATTCAACATAGATCCTTATTATGACGATTACGATTCAACGAAAAAATTTATTCGTATGTTGTTTAGACCTGGATATGCAGTTCAAGCAAGAGAACTAACACAGATACAAAGTATACTTCACAATCAAATCCAAAGATTTGGTGATAATATATTTTATGATGGATCAATTGTATTGGGTGGTGAAGTAGTAGAAAATAAAGTTAAATATGCTCGTATTTCAGGATTAACAGGAACTCTTGATTTACAAAATACCATAGGAACTTTGTTGACCGCTAATGGATATGCAAACGCTAGAATAGTTCACGCAGAATCGGGATTATCTGCAAGTACGGTAGATAATTTTCCTGTAATTTTCTTTGAGTATACTTCTGGTGGAACCGCATTCTCTTCAAATCTAACAGTTGGCGGAACAGCATCCGATGGCAGCAGCATCTCAATGCAACTGTCTGGAATCACCGCAGGTTCTATAACAGGAAATGCTCTAGGCAATGCTGTAGTTGTTAGTGTTGGCGAAGGTGTTCGTTATGTTGATGGATTCTTTGTTGCTAACGATAAGCAAACTATTGGTGCATATTCTCTAACCGGAACAACCGGAACACAAATAAGACAATACGATCTAGCAAACAGCAGAATCGGATTCAATGTTGATAGACAATTTGTAAGTTCAGAAGAAGAAGAAACTCTTAAAGATCCAGCATTCGGGTATTATAACTATTCTGCACCAGGTGCAGATCGTTATAAGATTGATCTTAATTTGACACAGTATCAGTTTGCTCCAACAAACAGTTCATCTACAGAAAACTTCTCAAGAGAAAACTTTATTGAATTTATTAGAATTGTGGAAGGAAATGTAGTAAAGAAAGAAAAATATCCAGATTATGTTTCCATAGTGGACACTATGGCTAGAAGAACTTACGACGAGTCTGGAAATTATACTGTAGAACCATTTTCAATAAACATCACAGATTCCGTATACGGCCCAACAGGAGCCACTTTGTCTGTTGAACTTGGAGCAGGCAAAGCATACATCTATGGCTATGAATTTGAAACACAGGGAACCACCAAACTAGATTTACCAAAACCAAGAACGACTCGTTATTATGAAGACGCTAGACTTTCAACAGTTGTTGGCCCATATGTTCTAGGTGAAATTTCTCCCTATGGATTTATTGATAATGGTTTATCATCATTTGATATAGCAAATTGTCCTAAAATTTTCCTATCTTCCGTTACAGGTAATGCAGCATTTTCACAAATTGGAAGTGCAAATCTTAGAGGAATTGAATATGTTGGAGGAACTGTAGGAAAGCGATGGAGAATAGATCTATTTGATATATCCATGACTGGTTCTAATGTGTTTTCAAATGTTAGAAGCATATTTGTTCCAGGATTGACATCAGCATCATTGACAGGACAACAACTGTTCAGTGTTTACTCTCCAACAGGTGGGACTGAACTTTTAGACTACACAAACACACTGCTGTTTCCTCATACCGCAGGAAATGGAACACAAAGTATTAGCGATGTAAACTACTTGATAAGAATGTCAAAGGTAGTTAAGTTTGATGCTACAGGCTCAAATACAATTTCAATATCCAATTTGAATCTTGGTTCTGATTCAAACAAAGCATTCTTTAATTATCCTTCTGGAGTTTATTCGCCAGCAAGCAATTTTTCAGTTATAAACCTGTCTGGTCAATCTGTAACTAATGCGTATGCTTATGGAAATTCCGTAGACTCTTACGGACAACTTTTTATCTCTTCGGGGCCAACGGGAGTTTCTGGTATAGTTAACTTTGAAGTATCAATGCAGGGTCAAGGCGGTACATATTTGTACAGACCAAAAACTCTAACCAGCACAACAATAAGTGTAACAGGTGATTCTGAAATTAAATTTGAAGTGGGAACCTCAGGTTTAGGATCATTAGGAAAAGAATTCCTATATCTAAATCGCTATGTTGATGTGGCTACGGTATCTTCTATTACTGGAGTCTCAGGCGACATTACCAACTACTTCACTCTTGATACAGGTCAACGAGATAATTATTACGATTGGTCAAAGATTGTTGTTGCTCCAGGCTATACATCTGGAAATATTCCAGGAAAACTAGCAGGAACACTAACAGTATCCATGCAATATTTTGCTAGACCAACATCAGGCGTTTTAGCAGCACCATTCACGGTAGATTCGTACTCATTACCTTTAGAACAAATTCCAACATATACAAGTTCCGATACAGGAAAGTCTATTAAACTTTCAGATGTAGTAGACTTTAGATCAGATAAATTGAGCGATGGCACATTCTATCCAAATATTATGCCATCAAACAATAGCATTAATTTTATAAGTTTGAATAGATATTTACCTAGAACAGACAAAATTGTTTTGACAAGAAATAAAGAGTTTAAACTGGTTCAAGGAGTTTCTGATGTTAGTGCTCCAACACCAAAAGATGAACCAAATAACATGACTCTTTACACACTCTTCAATCCGGCATACACATATTCAAAGAATGATGTTGCGGTTAGAGTTCAAAATAATAAGAGATACACTATGGAAGACATAGGTAATCTTGAAAAACGAATTGGTGCGGTTGAATACTACACATCTCTAAGTCTATTAGAACAGGAAGCAAAAAATACTGTAATAGAAGACGACAACGGAATAGATGTTCCTAAGAAGGGAATCTTGGTTGATTCATTCCGAGGACATAATATATCCGATGTTACAGATAGAATGTTTAATGCTTCTGTTGATTATCAAAACAATATTTTGAGACCAGCATTCCGAAGCAAAATCTATAGAATGGATGTGGATAGCAGATTCCCATCGTCATCATATGTGACGCCCGCCGAAGCAACACCAGGCATAACCGCAGATAGAATTTACACAATTCAGTATACGGAAACACCAGGAGTTGTTCAAGCATTGGCAACAACTAGTAGAAAAGTAAATCCATATGGAATATTTGATTACTTAGGCAATTTAAAGTTATATCCTGAATCGGATTTCTGGTTTTCTGATACAGTAACACCAACTGTTAGAGTAAATGTTTCAGGAGAAAATGATAACTGGTCTTATTCAATCAGAGGAACTGTAGGAGCAGAAGGAGGAAGTGGCCCTGGTAATTATTATGGATTCGGAACTCAATGGAATGATTGGGAGTCAAATTGGTTTGGTAAGAGTAATTCTGATGAAACAAATCAACTACTCTCAAACAAGAGTATCGGAGACATGTCAATACAATCAAATTATGATAAATCTTCTTCAATCAATAATTTGACCTCTCAAACTCCAGAATCAATAACGCAATCAAAGTCTACAAATCTTATAAACAAGGACTTGGATTATTACGCAAGAAACATCTATGTTCTAGTTCAAGCCGAAGGTCTTAAACCATATACTAGGGTTTACGCCTTTGTTGATGGAAACACAACTCCATCATCAATCTATGAAGTAATTCAAGGAGCAACAGCAGGGGCTTACAGTATTGTAAGTTCTGCAAACAATATTGTTGTTGATGGAGATGGTGGTGTAGGAAAGTCTGACACAAAATATGCAGTTCTATTGAATCAAACCGGAAATGTTAAAGTTGGCTCAAGATTGATTAGACTTTCTGATAGTGCAACAAACGATTTATCACAAACTACAACTTGTGCGGAAAAATTGTTCTATGCAGAAGGATCGTATGGAAGTAAAGAAAACGATATTGTAAGTACAAGAAAAACATCTTCTTTCAGAGAAAGTGTAAATTCTAGCAATATTGAAACGGAAATATTCACAAAGAAGACGGGTTCTTCTGCTTCCACAAGAAGTAAAGTTAGTCCGTTATCACAATCGTTCTTTGTTGATCCTACTCTATATCCCTATGGTTTCTTTATCAAGAGCATTAATGTATGGTTTGCAACAAAGGATAGCAATTCCGGCGTACCAATAACATTGATGCTAAAACCAATGTCTGATGGCTACCCACATCCATCAAAAGTTATGCCTCTAGGAACTGCAACACTTTATTCTAGAGATATAACAACATCCACTTACGCAACTGGAAATGGAACAAAATTTACATTTACATCACCGATTTATTTGGCTTCAGGATATGAATATTCGTTCTCATTCAAAACAAGCAGTCAAGATTTTTCTATACACACCGCAGTAATGGGAGATACAGTTTATCGTGCCT